TTCGTATAGTGCACTCATCACATTATTTCCAACTCTGTATATGGGCTTTCTAAACCTTCCGCCTGATATTTCTTCGCTTACTTGTTCCGGAGCAGAAACTTTCTGTTGTCTGGCTTCATTAAAATTGGTTTTCATTCTAATAACCATTTCTCCCATGTTATAGAATAATTGCACTAAATCCATGACGAGGTCTTCAAAATTAGGTATTTTACCAAAGTTTTCATATGTTTTGTTTCTTCGCTCTATACTGGCTTCTATATCGGCATCTTCCGCATCGTCTACCATTCTATCAAACTCTAATTCGTCATCTGCACCTTCATATATTTTTCTTAATTCCCTTGCTATTCTTGCTCGTTCTCTATCCATTACCTCCTCATCGCCAACCAATTCCATATCCATACTTGTTAAATATGTAGAACTTACAGAAAAAACATCTCTTAATTCTTTCCATGCGGTTTGTAAATCTGCAAAAATCCCCAAATCTAAATATGATACACCCTTTAATAAACTTTTTAAATCTCTATTTAATCGTCTGGCGTATTTTCTTGCTATAACTACTATTTTCAAAATCTTCTTTGCATCTTCAAAGTTTTCCACAACTACAACATCTCCTAACTCTTCAAATAATAGATTACCTTGTCTTAAAATACTTGCAGTTTCTTCCATCTGTTTAATAACAGCTTCCGCTAAAACATCGGCTTTCCCATTCGTTAAATCGTAAGCCGGTTTTTCGGTAAGCTTTAAAATCCCTTGTTCCATTAATGTAATAACTCGCTTCTTTGCTCGTGTTAAACCTGCTTCTTCCGTCGCTCCTTGATTATAACTTGGTATAGTAGGCATTATATATATAATAATATATATTATTATTTTAAATATAATAATATATGTCTAAAATGTATTCACAATATTTTAATATAACCCATGTTGTTTTACAAACTTGGAGGCATCAGTCATTTTTAAGCCGTGCTCTTTCATTACCTTTTTAACAATTTCGGCTCTCTTTTTGCGTCCATCAACAGCTCCACCACTTCCTACGCCCTTTCCCATTAGTGCAGGGGCTATTACATCGTGTCCTAAATCATATCCCATAGTGAAAGGATTAACACCGACAGATTTCTCAAATGGAGCACCTGCTTTCTTACCAATATCAGTTATAGTTTTAAAAAGGTCAAACTTTCCTCCTACCTTTCTGGGTCTACCTCTTGGTCGTTTCATTTCACCAACACCGGCACTCATTACACCTTCACCAGACATGTAAGATTTTACTGCATCTTCCGCCATTTTGGTCGCTACTTTTGTTCCCACTTTCGTAGCAATAGGGAGGGCAACCTTCCCTACTCCTTTTGCAACTGAACCCAAAGACTTACTCAAACTGAACTTTCCGCCTGACGCTCCCATAGCAGAATTAGCACCAGACACCATTTTTCTTGGTCTACCTCTTGGTTTCTTTCCAGCACCAGCGAGAGCACCCATTAGAGCATCTTCCGCTAATTTCGTCCCCACCTTTGTAGCAATAGGGAGGGCAACTTTTCCCACTCCTTTTGCAACTGAACCCAAAGCCTTACCAAAATTAAACTTACCACCAGAACCAACACCAGAACCAGCGAGAGCGGACATTAGAGCATCTTCCGCTACTTTTGTTCCCACTTTTGTAGCAATAGGAAGAGCGACTTTTCCTACTCCTTTTGCAACTGAACCGAGTGCCTTACCAAAGTTAAACTTACCACCAGAACAACTGCAACCACCGCAACATGCTCCGCCGTCTAATGCTCTCATCTCAACAGCGTTGTAAGCCGGATAAGTAGCCATAGTTCCAGAGCGAACCAGAGAATAAGGGTTTGTTGGGTGCACGAAAGGCGAAACCATACCAGCAGGGCGATACATAGCCCCAGCACTATATACTCCTCCTGCACTATAAACTCCTGCACCAGCCAAAGCACTCATTAAAGCGTCCTCTGCTACTTTTGTTCCTACTTTTGTAGCAATAGGCAAAGCGACTTTTCCTACTCCTTTCGCAACTGAACCGAGAGCCTTACCAAAGTTAAACTTACCGCCGTCCATTTCTCTCACCATAGAACCCAAAAGAGGGTGTCCTAAATGAGGGTGCATGGAGGGAGTAGTGTGAACTCTCCCATCAGCTCCTAAAAATGCTCCGCCCTCCATTCTATCGCTAAAAATATCAGGTTCGCCGTTTGTATCTCTTTCCCTGTCGTATTTGTCTAAAATAGACAACAACCTTTCGTTATAAGGCGTATCGTAAGCCATTCCGTAATTTCGTGAAGCCATTATATATATATTAATATATATAATAATTTTAATAATAATAATAATATTATCTATATGGATAGTTGGGATATTTAAAACCTATATAAAAATAATAAAATGATTAATTCTTATTTTATTATTATTCAATTAAAATATTACTAAATACTATCCCAACTATCCAAATAGTTTAATAGCAAAGCTTTTCCAGACGACTACCCATACCAGCGCCAGAGGGAACTCCTGCACCAGAAGGAACACCCATGCCGGTTAGGCGTCTTGCTCTTTCACACATGTCTTTAACAATAGGAAGTTGTTTACCAGCAGTCGCTATTCTATCCAACATAGAACCTCCAACCATTCGGCTATACTGAACCGAAGAAACAGGGTCTACACTTTCCTCGTTGGTCTTTGCGTCTAAAACCATTTGCTTTGTAAGAATACCGGTGTAAATATTGGAAGAACCTGCAATAGTAGTGAAAATACCACTATTCACGCAAATAATACAGATTTCAGGAATAACGGCTACACTATCAATATTCGTGCAATTAATAGTAAATTGGAAATTGTATTGACCGATAGAACCGGAAGAGAGATAATCAGGAAGCGACAAATCGTATGCAGGAGAGAGGATAAGAAGAGAACCAGTAGTAGAAACAGGAGAGCCTACACCAGTAGCATTAACCGCCTTTGTAGCAGAACCGCTAAACTCGCTCCATGATTGAGTAGAGTGGTTATTCACCGAAATACGCCACAAATCCTCTGGAAGAGCAGAACTCAAAAGACCGGAAGTGTTATTTAAATTGACGCTAATACTATTAATCTTAAAGAAGGTAGAACTATCCTTAACTGATTGAGAACTCATAGGCTTACGAACCGAAATAATGAAGTAATCCGGAAGTTGATTAATCTGTATATTTTGCGAGTTATAAGAAGCAGAAGCACCAGCACCCAAAGCACCGGTAGAAGATTGCAAACTCAAATAACGAGGTAGGTCCATGTAGGGCACAACATTACGAGCCGAAATCAAATCCGTAGGTTGAGTAGAGAGGAAATTGACTAACATACGAGTATTCTGGAAAGGGTTTTGTTGAGCCTGTGTTCCTAAACTAACAGAGTAAGTAAAAGGAGAAGTAGTTGAGAAAAAGCGTTTGCATGAACTATCAATATTGAAAACGAAAGACATGGCGTTAATTCCTACTAAACCCTGTTTGTTGTAGACGGCATCTCCGTAAATGAAAGGAGAAAGACCTAAAAGAGGTTCAGTAACCTTAACCATACCAGTAATAACGAAAGTATCAGCCACATTTGTAGAAACAGGGGAAGCATTAACAGCACCGGCAGAAGTAGTATGCACCAAAGTAAGAGCGACAGGGAAAGCACCACGAGGGATTAGGTCGCCATCGTAAGACTGGTCGCCGTAATCACCGAGAGGGTTATTAGAAGTATTCACACCATCGGCAAATCTCTTATAAGCTTGGTCTGGAAGAGCAGGGGTCATTCCGTTATATCTGTAAAGTTCTCTGTTGTCGTTAAGACGGAGAATAGAAGGAAGAATATCTTGCAAATTGGAGGACACATTTGTATTGTTAATCTGGGCGGAACATGTAGTAAACAGAGAGTTCAAAGGGAAAGCTTGGAATGCGTCAGTAGAGCCGTAATTGAATGCGGTTTCTCCGGCAGTAACTCCTGTAATATTAATAGTAAAGTAAATATCAGTTTGCACTAAAACCTCTCTTGAAACGACAATATTCTCACTTGGAACTTGAATATTAAAAGTCATAGAAGAATTAGAAGTTGAAACGGCGGAAAACTGCTGATAAGTATTAGAAGAAGCTCCGGAAGCAACGGCATATGAAAGCTGGTCGGTGATTGAAGAAAGGCGTCCGTCCTTAATAAGGGTCGTTTTAAAGTCTGCACTCATTATATAATATCTAAATATATTATTTTTTTAGAAAAGATAATATATTATATTTTTTAGTCTGTTAAACTAAATTGTCTAAACTCCTGAACCTTTTGCATGAAAAAATCGGTCTTTCCTTTCAAATAAAAACTTGACGGAAGCGGAAGCCCCAGAAGCCAAAGTAAATGGAATAAGTTGTCCTAATTTATCTCGCCAGTAAACATTTAAATCTATATTTGTTAAAGGCGTGTTTCCGGTCATATCAATTCTGCGATATTCGGCGGTTGGATTGTATAAAACATTTGGCTTAAATACCTGTTGATTAGTAGCCATATCTGTAATAACTTGGGCGAAGTTTGCATTATTTCCTATACCTGAACTACTCTGTCCGTTGTTAAATACTAATGGAGCGGAAAGTTGATTACTAATAATTGGGATAGTGTTGGAAGTAAACACGATAGATGCAACTGGCGACCATGTGTCTATTGTGCTAAACTCTTGGAACATTTGCGTCCAAACAGACGCTACTGCCGGAGGAACAGGATTAGTTGGAAGTTCAATAGTATTGACCCCTCCAAAATTAGCAACTACTAATTGGTAATTTCTCCCTAAACTTACTGATAAACCAGTTCCAAAATTAAGAGAAGGAAAACTATTAAAAAGTGCAAAAAGAGGAGGGTTCATATATATCTTAATTTTTGCTACATTCTCTCTGTCGTAATATTGAGTTTGAGCTTGTAGAATAGCTTTTTGGCTCGTCACGTCCCATGTTAAAACCGGTTGCAAAGCGAGAGCGATAGGAGAAGCACCACCGCCGGTATTAGCTATTAGTGAAGTCAAAGCAGAACCCAAAGCAGTATTTACGATTGAAAGAAAATATTGAAACTGGTATACATAGTAATAATTAGTATTTTCTTGAAACTTATTAGTTGTTGCACTTGGAGGAATAGGCACTTGGGCGTTTACATTTTGAGGCGACCAAATTAGATATTCTTGACTTGAAGGAGTGATAGTCCCTGCTCCGTCGTCATACTCTAATGTGACGGAATAGATAGATAAATCTGGATTGGCTTGATTGGGTTGGATTTCACATATAAGATTTGGTAAGTTATAAGTGTCTAAACTAAACCTCACAATACTTAAATAATAATCACCAGTATTCATGATTACTGGATTTGTTCTGGTTTCGTTAAATCTTAAAAATGGCTCTTCCGTAGTTGTGCTTTGAAAATTAGTTGAAACTATATCGTAATAAACCATATCTGGATTTTGAGCTTTCTTAAATGTTGAAAGTTGCGACATTATTATATAATAATACTATATATTATTATTTTATAATAATCTATTAAATGTATTGAGCTACAAAAATAGCTCCTCCTGCACTTGTTCCAGTCCCCAATATATTACTATATGCTAATGCATTCGTTCCGTTAATACCACCAATAGATAAACCATTTACTCCTCCGTAGTCATTTGTTAAAATATTACCACCTACCAGAACTCCGTTAAGATTACATGCACCACCAGCACCACCAACCAGAGTATTTTGGACTAAAAGCGTTGTTGAGCTTGGCGTAGTTTTATCCTGTGTAGTAACAACAACAGCAGGGTCAGCAGTAGTTCCAACATATAAAGTCATACCACTTTGCCCTCCGTTTCCATTCCCAATAGTTCCAGAAACAACAGCACCAGAATAACCTCCACATGAACCACCAAATAGCCAATAGTCAACTTTGGCGATTAGTGCAGTATTGAAATTAGCAAAATTGTAAACTCCTGCGGTAGTAATAGTATATGTTAAAGTTTTACCTGCAACCTCAATTTTTCCATCTACATATGCTTTTGACGCCGGTTGTTGTAATGCGGTCGGCACTTCCAATTGAGGACTTGCAACGCCGACAAATCCAGTAAAGCTCTGTGTTCCGCTAAATGTGTTGTTTAATGCCGTTAATCCGGACGGATTAGCCGTTATTAAATTAGTCATGCTTGTATATGAAAATAAATCAGCAGGGTTTAAAGTAACACCGCTTTCCGGAGGCACACTTGGAGGGTCTATATTACTAAAAGTAGGCACAGCTTTCCACAGATTAGCAATAACTAATGGATTATAATTAGTAACAGCGTCGTCTACATCTACTTTTTGGATTAAATCCGTCGCCTGTATTCCTGCACCACCAGTCCAGTTTACTACATCTTGATAATCATTCTCTCCGCTCCATGTATTATCAGTAGTTAAAATATCTGTGCTTATACCTGCACCAGTAATAGCACCAGATACATATATATTTTTTGAATTAAGCGTTCCGTTTATTGTTACTTCACCATTTAAAACTAATGGTTGGGTATAATCTTGAAATCCTTGTAAAGACATTATATACTTAAATGATATATTATATTTTTTAAATATATCATATATCACTAAAACTTTAAAGTTTAATTCTTAAACTTTATTTGCAACAAATAACCGCCAGTAGGTAATGTTTGAACCCCTGTATCGTATCGTGCAGACCCACCACAACCATACCCATTTAATACTCCAATATTATAACTCTTTGTAATAGCGTCATTTGTTATAGGATTTTGTAATGGTTCAGTAGAACCATTAATCCTTTGAACTCCAATAAAAGAGCCCAAATCAACAGAACCGCCAACTCCGGAAGCACCCACCGAACCATTACCACCTGCGGAAATATTAGCAATCGTAGCCAAATTAGGAAGAGTAAAAACTGCCGACCCAATTATACCAGCACCAGCAGGGTTTAATTGACTACTTGTATTTGTAAAAGTAGCATTTCCAGCAAAAGCCGGAACTTTAAAAACAGCAAATCCACCAGCACCACCAAACGATTTAACACTTGCTCCGCCACTTGTCGGCGGATTTGTATTTGCACCAAAACCACCACAGGCACACATGCAAATTATACAGCCAGAATAAATAGCAGGGTCGCATGTTAAAGTAGTAGCACCAGTAGCAACTACCTCAACATATTCAACTTTTCCTCCGGAAGCGTTAAATGTAGTAATCGCACTATCTACATATCCCTTGTTTGCAAACTCCGGATCGGTAAGCGGTGTAGGCACACTTACAACATTAGTATATGTATTCGTTCCGCTCCATGTATTATT